ATATATGACCAGCTATATCTGAAATGACTGTAGGGGCTACCCTAGACTTCATAGCAACCTTATCTTGCCAAGATGCTTTGGCGGCTTCCTCACCAATAGTCGGTGTCCACCACTCTAAAAAGAATTCTTTGTCAGTCTTTTGGACTTCTATGTGATTTCCTTCGGAATATCCGCATTTTGGGCAAAGCATTACATTCTCCTTATAAGTTCAGGTAATTGGTCGTATTCTTCGGGTCTAAGTAGGCAAACGCTGTCATACCAACGGGCATTTTTCCACCGCCAGCAGACAAATTCTTCTTTTGGCAGTAAAACGATACATTTAACGCCCAAAGCACCAGCAAGGTGAGCCGTTCCTGTGTCAACAGTCACAATTCCCTTCATAGCTTTCATGTGAGAAGCAGTTTGTACCCAATTTTTCTTCCATCCATCGTTAGGAAGTGGGTGAAATAAGCCATCAGAATTAGGATTTAACGAATATGCGTCATCACCGACCATTTCAGCCATGTGCTGATGGGCAACGGACTTGATGTAATACAGGGTTTGCTTAGATGCTTCCCAATTGACACCGATTTTGGGTGGAATATTGCTAGGCAGGGCGTGTAAATAGCCTTCTGAACCCACAATCTTGTTCCGTGTGACGGGAAATAGCGACTTTACAATTGGATGGGCTAACGAAATATAGTACGGTAGCGACATTGACCCAATCCAGTAGTCAGATTCGTTGGAAATGCCCTCTAAACCGTTACTAAACACATCTACAGCGTGTATTTGACCTAATAGGTGGTGCAATGTACCTTCTTGCAAAACAACAACCCTTGACGCTCCTAATGCTTTTAATGCTGGTAGGAATCGGGCAAACATAATAATGTCACCAAATCCTTGTTCCATCTGCACAGTAATGGATTTCCCTATTAGGGCTTCCCCTCTCCACACAGGCATTTTTAAAGCAGGTGCGTAAGGCTGGGCTTGTTTGGCAATAATGTCAGGATGCCAGCGGTATTCAAATCCTCTAAAGCCAGCTTCATATCTGCCAGCGTGTAGGTGCTCGTAAGCTAATTTGTATTGGCTATCAGCGTCTAATGTAGAAGTATTAATACGGATTCCTCATCGTCTAGTTCCTCTAGGCGTTTGGCTTCCATATACATCAACTGCTCTTGTATAAGAGTTTGTTGTTTTCTGTAAGCTACTGCCGCGAGGATGTTATCTCGTTGTGCTTCAAGGTAGCTTATAGACCGTAATAAATCTTCTGTTTCAGCTAACGGTATATCAGCTTTAACCTCTTGTTTTGATTGTACTTTAGATTGCTTAACTTTTGCAACAGGTGATACTAGATCGCGGATTGATTGTTTACGGCTTGCGTTAGCATCTTTGGTAGCTTTTTCTAACAGGCGTTGACGCTCTGCAATTTTCTTGGCTAATCGTTGTGCTCGTAACCATTCTTCTTTGGTAAATCCATCACCACCAATTTGACCTGTAGGAATTGGTGCTACATAGACTTGAAATGCGTTATTTTGAAACGCATTGGCTTGAAAAGCTGTTTGAAACATTACAGGACTACCCAGCGACCACCTGACGGAACGGTTACGCTTTGTCCACTTGATACTGTCATAGGGCCAACACTCATAGCACTAGAACCGCTAGGAATTGAGTAGCTTGCCGATACGGTGTTGTTGTTTACCATTAAACCATTGCTTGCACTAACGATTGGGGCAGTTAGCGTAGAAGTAGCAAAGGTTAAACTAGATGATTGGTTAGGGGTAGTAGTTCCCTGTCCATAAGGAATGTAGCCTGTAGTGTAGGTAAAAGGTGCGGCTTTAGCGTTAAAGGTTGTCCAATCTGCGGCACTTAAAGCACCACGATTGCTTGCGGATGCGGTTGGTACTTGTAAAGTAATTACAGGAGTTGTAGTGCTTGTAGCCACGGTACTTGATAAATCCGTACCAGTTGTACCCAAAGTAATTGCCGCTACGGATGTAACAGTTCCCGATCCCTTGTTATTAAAGGTAGTCCAATCGGTGCTTGTCAAGTAGCCATTAACGCTGGTTGTAGCCGCTGGCATAGCAATAACAGGTGTTGTTCCACCAGTTGAAGTAACAGGGCTTGTAGCTGTTACTGAAGTAACTGTACCCGAACCCTTATTGTTAAATGTTGTCCAATCGGTTGATGTTAAGTACCCGTTTACACTACTTGTGGCGGCTGGCATGGATATAGCTGGGGTATTACCACCGCTAGAAACTACAGGACTTGTACCAGTTACGCTTGTGACAGTTCCTACGCTAATTGAACCGCCAAGACTTGTGCTTGTGCCATTGATTGTGATGGCAGAGTTTGTAAGGCTTGCGTTGCCAATATTGCTTAAGGTGTTTGTAGACCCTGAAATAGACTTATTGGTAAAAGTATCTGTTGTTGCTTTGCCAACCAAAGTATCTGTAGCATCAGGTAATGTCAAAGTCCTGTCTACGGTTTGACTTGTTGAAAGCATGGTTCTAGTGTTAGTAGTGCCACCATCAGGGTTAAACATAAACCGTTTAGTGCTGTCCACACCGCCCTGAACATTGATATAACCACTAGCACCTTTAGGGGCTAAATGAATACCAATGTTTGTATCTGTACCTGTTGCTGATATATGAACAGGATTGCCAGTTGAAGCGTTTTCTATGGTTACTTGATTAACTGCACTAGCAATAGCTGAAAACTTTAATTCAGCGTTTCCATTGGAATCGTTAATTTGAGCTATTATTGGGGTAACAATAGTAGGACTGCCACTTAATACCACATTTGTAGTGCCTGTAGAAGTTGTTACTCCTGTGCCACCATTGGCAACAGGCAAGGCTGTGCCTGAATAGGTTAATGCTAAAGTTCCTGAAGTTGTGATTGGACTGCCTGCAACACTTAAAAAGCTAGGAACTGTAGCCGCAACGCTAGTTACTGAACCATTACCTTTATTATTAAATGTAGTCCAATCCGTAGAAGTCAGATAACCATTTACGGAAGTAGTTGCCGCTGGCATAGAAATGGCAGGAGTATTGCCACCACTTGAAACTACTGGACTTGTTCCTGTAACGCTAGTAACAGTACCACCGCTAGATGGACTTGTATTGGTAATAGTAAAGTTAGGGTATGTACCGCTAGTAGATATTCCTGTACCAGCAGTTAAAACTACGGTTTGGTCAGGAGCAGTATTGGTAATATTTACAGTACCGCTAGTAGTAATAGGGCTTCCCGTTACAGAAATACCAGTTCCAGCAGTTGCCGCAACAGAAGTTACCGTTCCCAATGGGTTTGTAGCCCAAGAAGTATCTGTTCCGTTTGTGGTTAGGTATTTACCAGTATTTCCTGTTTGACTTGGTGCAAGGGCATTAAAACCATCATTTGCGGTAGACGCACCTGTACCGCCATTGGCTACAGGGACAGTTCCCGTTAGGGTATGGTCAGCGTTCCAATCTGACGGTTGAACTAGGGTTGTATCCCCAGCATCAGGTATTGCTGAAGTTTTACTATGCTTGACTGTAATAGCCATTATTGAACCCCGATGATTTTACCGTCTTGTCCCCGTACCACTTGTTTAGGTCTATTGTGGTTTTCGTTAATGGTATTTACCAAGTCAGTTAAGGCTAAAGTCATCTGTTGGTTGCTTTGACCGATAGCATCGGCAATAGGTTGTAATGGGTGTTCCATAGACTTAGCCATATCTTGCTCAGTAAAGTAAGCCTGTTCACCGCTAGATTCGTCAGCACCAATACGGGCAACTTCAATCTTAGCCCCGTTGTTAATGTGTGCTAACAAAACCTGAGTATTACGCTCGGTGTTCATCTTCATCTGAGCAACTTTAATTTCCATTTCGCGATCCATCATATTACGCTGTTCTTCTAACTGGAATTTAAGCTGGTTCTCTTGGGCTTGATACTCTTGTTTGGCCTTCTCAAGTTCCATCTGCATCTGCATCTTCTGTTGCTCAAGTTGCATTTGCATCTGCATTTCAGCTTGTTTAGCTTGGGATTGGGCTTGCATCTTAGCCTGATCCATCTGCTGTTCCATCTGTAATTTCTGCATTTCAGGGCTAGGCGGCTTGGGTTGACCTTCCATTTGTTTCTGTTGTTGACGGAACTTATCGGCTGTTTCGTCAATCAATCCCTCTAATCCTTTACCAGCCTTGAACGCTGTAACACCAAATTTAAGCATTTCAATCAGCATTGGTGTTAATTCAGGACTTGCATTTGCCGCTGGTAAGGCTTGATTTAAGAATCCACCCATAGCGGATAGAAACTCCATGCGGTCTTGCTTCTCTTGCTGTTCATCCTGATAAATCATAGAATCGCTAGTGACTTCAATACGGAAGTTCTTAGCTGGTTCGTTCTTTAACAGTTGCAAGGCTTGTGGAATAAGCTGTTGATCCTGTGGGGATAACTGCATTGCACCGCTGATCTTAACGATAGTGTCATCGGTGAAGTGCTGGCAAATAATCTGTGCTTTGATACACAACAAGGATGTAGCAAAGTTCACTACATCGTGTTGCATCGTCTTTAGACGGCCTGAAGCATTGTTGCTTTTAATGATTTGAGCACCCAATGTTTCGTTAGGATCTGTCTGTCCACGCTGAATATCAGCAATGCCCATAATCTCGTAGATTTGACCCTTGACCTGCTCCATAGCCTGATAAGCCATGTTTAGACCTTCGGCAATTGGCTTGATGTCTACAAGGTTAATAGCCCCCTGCAATCCACCCTTTTCGCTAAATGCACCATAGTTCTTAACTGGTAGCAAGGCGTTGTTCTCACCTTCGGAGAACAGACGGGCAAGGCTAGGTTCTGAAGCGTCATACACTCCGCGAACTTTAAGGGCTTGGATAAATCCATCAATACGGTCTGCCAGCGTATCTAGCTGTCTTGCTTGGTCTTGGTATAGAACAAAGTCAGGAACAGGAACTAGACTGTCTGTCGTGAGGGTAGAAAACATTGGCTTGGGGCATGGCCAAAAGTTTTCAAGTTGTAATGGGTCGGCACGGGTGTCAAGGATCTTACCCATTGACTTAGATAGCCAAATGACTTCACCGCTAGTCTTATCCCAAATCTCATAGATGATGGCTTCGTTTGAGCCTTCGCCCATCTTTTCAGCAAAACTCTTAGAACTTTCAGGTTTTGTATCTAGCGGAATCTTACCGCCCAGTTCCTCACCAAAGCGTTCAACTAGGGCAGGTCTACCCATGTAAACCTTACGCCATACTGCGGTAACTTCTTCCCATGTACGGGCAACGGTTAAACCAAAGTCACGCCAATGGACATAATCTACTGGAGCACATTCGTACTCTATGCGTTCTTGGTTCTCACGGTGTACGCCACCTTCGGTTTCAGCTTCGTCAATGTCCTCAGTAATTTGATAGCCGTCATCGGGAGCACCTTCGCCCTCACCGCCAGCTTCACCAGTAATATGTGGTTCATAACGAACCCAAGCTGTGCCGCGACCACCGAGTAAGCGGTCTTGAACAGTCTGCTTCATAGCACTAGCATAGTCACCGTAATGCTCAATCTCGTATTCCAATGCCCGTTCTAGCATCATAGAAGCTACACGACCAATAGGGTCGTTATCGCGGAATCTACGGCTTACATCAGGTCTTGGTAATCTTGCGAATACCGCAGGGGTTATGGTCTGTACATTAGACCAAAGAATATTGAACTTTGAATTAGGATTGTTGCGACTGCGTTGGTCATCACGATACCGTTTAACAATCTTGTCGGCTCTACCTTCCCATTCCTTGAATGTACGCTCGTACTGGGCAATGCAGTTATACCAATCTTGGTATGTGTGATCCATTTTGAATCCTTAAGTAAAGTTGCCTACAGCCAATACGGTTGCACCAGCACCAGTAGTAATCTTCCAAGCACCGCTTACTGATACAGCGTTGATTTCAATGGTATATACGCCAATTGGAGTGCTTGCGGCACAGATGGTGTAAGAAGTTGCATTGTCTAATAAAGCTACAGTTCCAGTTAAGGCTGTGCCTACAGTAACAATTAAACGCATTAAGGTGTCACCTGCCGCCCCTGTTGTGCCTAAAACTTGAGCAGTTTGTGATGCGGCTACGGTTTCGTAGAATGTTCCAAATGGTTGATTAACGCCTGACATGATTAAATCCTTTTAACAGTTGATTTGGGGGTTTGTTTCCATAATTCGTCTAGACTTACATCCGTTTGCCCGACATGAAGTCCTTTAATGCGGTTATCTTTAAGGATAGGGCTGTCCTCATCTTTCCATACAATCGATAGATACCTAAAAGCATCCGCAGAATGGCTTGTCCAATCATGCTTAGGGCGATCCCGAAATACTTTCTTATCATCATCCCATTCCCTTTGATATTGACGCAAACATTCTATTAAATCCTCACATCTATTATCAAACCAAGTGCGAGTTAATGCAAGTCGTGTTGCCTGTATTCCATCCTGAATTGACAAGTTTGGAACAATTTTTAGATGTTTTATGTCAATTTTTGCAGATATTTGTTCGATTATGCTCTTACCACCGCTTGCTAGTGTTTTGGCTCTAGCGTCATGGGGTAGCCAATGAGTGCCATATTTGTATCCAAACTCATCTTCTTTTTGGGCAAGTAAACCTGTGTAAAAGGATATTGGTTGGCCATTGCTGGAGTGGTGATCCAGTATCCGTATCTCACCGTAGACCGTCTGAAACCAAATAATAGCCGTACTGTCATTAAAACCAAGATCCCAAGCTGTGTGACAGGGAAACATAGGGTCATAGTCAACTGTAGTAATACGGTCTAAATCGGTGATCCTACGCATTTCTTGACCATAGTAAGCACCAAGGATGGCGGCTTCAAATGAGCATAGGAACTCTTGTTCGTATTGGTTGGATGACATAGACTTTTGAGCATCTAGCAATTCAGCATCAGCAATTAAGCCTGATTGGTCTGCCCTTAGTGTCTTAACATACCAGTTATCACTCTTTAAAGCGTTGTTATAGATGTCATAGAAGCTGTTATGCCCACGGGGAGTGCCTATAAATACGGCATACCCCATTCTGTCGCTTAATAATGGCCTAATAATTTCTCCCCATACACGGGGTTTCATATCGGCATATTCGTCAAGCACAATTCCGTCACAAAAATTGCCGCGAATGGAATCAGGGGCATCTGCTCCAAATAGGCGAATCTTAGCCCCATTGTGCAATTGTACCCATAATTCTGATTGATTGGCTTTAGCTAGGGCAGGTGCAGAAAACTTTAAAAGGTAATCCCAAGCCACGCTCTTAGCTTGTGAATAGAACGGACACATATAAAAATACCTGCCATCAGGCTTTTCTTCTTTGATTGCCCGTTTAATCAGGTCATTAATGGATGCTACGGTCTTTCCTGCCCTGCGGTGACATACTAGGACTGCCCAGCGTTCTTTACGCTTGTGGAAGTCTTTAAACGCATCCCTGACCTTGTATTCAAACTCATGTACTACTACTTCACTCATCTTGCCATTTATAGATGTGGGTTATAGGGGCAGTAGCATCACCAGCGTGTTCTGTCCTAGCCAGCTTAGGTACATGGTATTCAGCGACTTGCATAAAGCAATCAAATGCTACCTTTGGCCCTAGCTTTTCATTCATAGCAATGGCGTCAAGCCATTCTTGCAGTTTGTCTGCGTTACCATCCACGAACTTAGCGATCGCTTCTCTAGCGAGTGCTGTGGACTTATTAGGCGTACCTACAGAGCGACCGCCTGTTTTATTTCTAACTTTATCTACTTTAGATTCCATACCTTACCCAAGTGGTTGATTAAGATAAGTTAATTCTACTCTATTTTTGCTCTTTAAACAATTTCTCTAGCGTTGCCTTACGGGTATCTTCATCTACCATAGGAACGGCTAGTCCACCAGCTAGAATATTAGGGCTGTTTGCTTGTTTAGGGTCAAATGCGGCAAATCTTGATCTTATTTGGCTTGGATCAAATGTAACTGCTACACCCATTTCATCTCTGTATACGCCTTTGTCTGCATAATTTCTAAACTCATCTATTGTCTGCTTATCAAACTTAGGTATTCTTTTGTGAGATTCAGATTTAATTAATAATGGCAAAACATTTGGCGAGCTTTCCATTCCCATGGCTTCTGCTCTTTTCTTTAATCCAGCTTCTTCTGCATATTTTGATGCTGTCTTTGGATTATTTGTTGAAAATATACCTTTAATTATTTTTGTTTTTTCAGGGTCAAAAGCCTCAATAAATGGAGTGTCAGTCCCATGATACATAGGCATATCGTATCCCATAGCTTGTGCTCTTTGTGTAGCAGTATTAGTTGCTGGTAATCCTAACCCACCTTCAGATATAGGTAATGCGGCATTTTTTTGAGCAGTCAACATTCTTTGTGCCGCTGGAATTACATTGGCAACGCTACCCATCATATTAGGCACATAATTCGCAAACTCTGAAAAGGTTGGCCCTGTATCAAACTTACCTGTTTGTGGGTTATACGGCATGGCGTTTTGCACCATGTAATTCATGTCAATAGCATTTTGAGCCGTTTTTGCTGGCAACTGTTTAAAATAATCACCCGCCATTGTTGACAGATTTGGCTGTGTAGGGGCAGGGGCTTCTAGTTGACCGTCTTTAGCGTAGCCAGTCTGCCGTAACATTTCTGCCAGCGTAGCCATTACTTAACTTCTTTATCCAAGTCTTTAACTTTATTGGCAATAGCGGCTCTACGCTCTAAACGCAATCTAAGGTTCTTTTCGTAAGTAGATTCTTTATGCGGTCTGAGTAAAGCGTTTTCTTTAGGGTACTTGTGGTTCATGTGTTCCATTACATATCCTTCATCTTGTTGCGAATCATGTCTTTTCTGCTTTGTGGCTTGGCAGTCTTGGCTGATTCTTTAAAATCTTGGGCGGTCGGGGCGTTTTTGCTACCAACCTTGTTCATGTGTTCTTTTGAACCGTGTTTGATACGCTCTTGTTTAGCGTGAATATTTGCATACAATCCGTTTTTCACGCTTTTTCCTCAATGTACTTACCGTAGGCTTCTTCTAACTTGGCTTTGCGAGCACCTTTGGCGTATTCACGCTCGGTGTTAAGAGCAATAGCAAGTGCCTGTTTTTTAGGTTTACCAGCTTTAACTTCTGCTTTAATGTTCTTGCCGACAGATTCGGCTGATCCTGATTTGTCCAACGGCATGATTAATCCTTAATCAAATGATTTTCTGTACATCAAACTTACGCCACCTTTACCCATAGGTTGCCCCATGAATTGTGATTTATTGGGGTAATAACCAGCAGAAATGCTTTGGTCAGGGCCACCATAGCTAACATCAACCCCGTTTATTACGGCAGGAATGTTGTATTGGTTGTTGGCAAATTTTTGTCCTGACACGCCAACATTCAAATTATTACCTGCTTCATTGGGGTCAAATTGATATCCCAATCGACCTTGCATAATAGTTCCAGCTTTACCTACATCCATAGCCCTACCGCCAACTTCTATGTTGCGTAACAAATCAGCAAGTTTTAATGCTTCACTTCCTTCACCTTCGGGCAAATTGTAAGATTGCGGCTTTAAATAATCCACAATTAACTCTTAAATTTTAATAAATAGATGGTTGTGTCAATTTCTTGGGCAATATTGTCAATAAGCTGACAGATTTCCGTATCTGTTGGCAAGTCTGCCCGTGCTTCTCTTACAAATCTTTGTAGGGATTGTAGGTATGCCAGCGGTTCTTTTGGCTGGTGGTAGGTAGCAGGAAATTCGGTAATCTGCCCGTAGCAACCAAAATAGGCTTCTGCCAGTTGGTCGGTCAATTCAATAATGTTTTCGTAAAAATGACCTAATGCCTTGTGTTTGGCATAAGACTTGGTAGCCCAATGGAAAAAATGGGTATTAGTCCCCGAATGTAACAATGTTGCTAGGAATAATGCCATTGATTTATCCATAAAACGCTCCTTTTAATCTATTTTATAACACTTTTCTAGTAATACCTAGTGCTCTTATCGCGGCATCAACGCTATCTACACGGCTTACTGCACCACCTTTCCACTTACCCATAAACTCTATTTGGTCGGGCGTAAACTTGGCTTTTTTGTCTTTCTTAATTTCCATTAATAAAGTTTCATTTTGGTATCCCACTAATAAATCGGGGCAACCGTGCTTCATCGCGGCAAGTGACACCACAGTAGCACCTGCTTGTCTTAATGCGGCCACTATCTCTTTGTGGTTTGTATCAATTCGTGCGTATGTCATTGATTTTCAATTAAAATAGATTAGTATTAGCTAACTTTACCATTATAAAGGTGTGGTATGACCAAGCCAGCGTGTAGTGAGCAAGAGTTTATCGCATTATTTAAAGAACATAGATCTCCTACCGCTGTAGCTAAGATATTAGGTATTGATGCTAGAAGTGTAATGTTGAGAAGAAAAAACATAGAAAAAAAGCACGATATTGTGCTTGAATCTAATAATAATCGGGGCGTACCAAGATTTGAAATTCCTGAAAATAAAATAGAATGTTCGTATAGTTTGCCTAATGGAATTGTTTTAGTAGGTTCAGATTGTCATTACAACCCTAATTACATTTCTACCGCCCATCGTGCTTTTGTTTATTTCACCAAAAAACTAAAACCTAATATGGTGATTTTAAATGGCGATTTGTTTGATTTTGCACAAATTAGCCAACATAACAGGATTGGTTATCAACAACACCCAACAGTCCAGCAAGAATTAGAAGAAGTCCAAGCAAGATTAGGGGACATTGAAGCGGTACGCCCTGCTGGATGTATATTGCACCGCACCATAGGTAATCACGATTTACGCTTTGATGGCAAGTTGTCCAATGTCCTACCCCAGTATGAAGGTGTTAAGGGTATGTGCCTTGCGGATCACCTGTACGGCTGGTCATATAGCTGGTCAGTACGAATTAACAACAATACGATGGTCAAGCACCGTTGGCATAATGGTATTCATGCTGTCTACAACAATATTTTAAAGGGGGGCTTGAGTATGGTGACGGGTCATCTACATTCTTTGAAAGTAACCCCGTGGACTAACTATACTGGTGACCTATACGGTGTAGATACTGGCATGATGGCGGCAGTTAAGGATGAACAGTTTATTTATCACGAAAATGCAAGCGTCAACTGGAGAGCAGGATTTGCAGTTCTTACCTATGTAAACGGTCATTTAATGCCACCTGAATTAGTGCAGGTTATTAATGAAGATGAGGGGCTTGTGTTCTTTAGGGGCGAATTATATGAGATTAAATCCTGAAGCGTTAAGGCATCTATATTCTAGCCTTGCCGTAACTTACCCGTTCAGTAAATGGCCTATGCCATTGCCTGAAGAAGTTGAATTTATTGTTACCCCCGACCCTGAAGTAATGGGCACATACCTGTTAGATACAGGCGATGACTACGCACATACCATTACCATATCATCAGGGCGTTGTAGCCACTTCTATACCGTTTTAACCACCCTTGCCCATGAGTGCGTACACATGAGTTTTCACAAACAAAAAGGGGATAAATGGATGCAACACGGAAAGCCGTTTAGAACCCGTTGCAAGATGGTAGCCAGCGAACTAGGCTTTGATCCGCTGGAACTTTAATGTTTGTCCGTATATACATTGATACATACATATATAGATTTATAAGAATCTTATACAGGTTTATGCTTTTTACATAACTTTTCCTATTGGTAAAGTGCATGAAACTTCAATAAAAAATGTAGCGTATATTGCACATTTTATTTAGCCATGATGTACAAGCCGACATTAGAAAAAGCGTAGCCTGTGTACACAACAGCCATAGGTAGGTTGCCTTTTACACCCTGTTCTATGCCAATGTAAAAGTAAATTAAACCTGTGACAATGATTAGCCAACTACTCATTTATAAGGCTTTCCGTTTTCTCCAACAACTGTTCTTCCGTGATTCCGTATTCTTGCTCGAACCGTTTACGACCCATTCCGTGAATACTGGTATTTGATCCACGATGGTGGTAGGTGCAAAGCGGAATAATTGGACTGCGGCTTCGTACGCCACCTCGTCTAATGTGATGGAGTTCCGCTGGTGTTCCCTCGTTGCCTTGATGCCTGCATAATGAGCATCCCAATTCAGCGATTTTTCTGTACTTTTCTTTCTCATTTTTCGTGGCCATTAATATGATCCACGGTGAGTTGTTCTAGTTTTTCACTTGATTCCGCAATATCAACGCTTAATTCAAGCATTTGTGTGTAGTCTTTACGGTTAAGGGCATCTTCGTACATCTTGCAAAATAGTTTAAGAATTAAAAATTCTTCGGTTACTTTCAGGGTCATTTTAATATCCGATCTTGGTTACGGTTAGATACTTCTAGGGTCTGCCATGTGGAATGTCTAAGCCGTGCGGCTTCTAATTCCCACTTTAGTTTTTCAGCGTTTTCCGTAGCTTGTCCAATTGCTTTACATAGATTTTGGTAATCTTCGCTTCGATAAGCCTCACGCTCCTGTGCCCCGAGAGATTGCTCAGTAGTTTGTGCCATTTTAATAGCCTTGAGCGAACTCTTATACGCTTCAAGTTGTGCAAGTTCACCTTTTGCTTGTGCATATTTACCTGCGTTTTCTAATATAAAGTCTATACATTTATTGGGGTCTATCTCACGCATCTAATCTTCCTTTAAGGATGTTCCAAGCGGTTGCTGCACAGAGTGGGACTTGTCCATTTCCAATGGCTTTAAGTCTGTCCACCCTATTGGCCACCCCATCAATGCTTCGTATGTAATAGGGTTTGGGTAGATTGTTCCAACTGCCATCCCATTCGTTAAATCTTGATATTGTTTTTTTCTTGCTACATAATTGCTTGCGTGATGTGTTCCTTTCCAATCGGATGCCGTTGGAGTACCCCAAGACCCAAACTCGCTCTCTTTGATGTTTTGCACCAACATCGGCTGCCGATAGCACTCCCCACTCCGCATCGAACCCCATCGAGGCCAAATCTCCAAGGACTGTTCCAAGTCCTCTATTAGTGAGCATTGGGCTGTTTTCCACAAAGCAGTATTGGGGTTGTACTTCCCCAATAATTCTCGCCATGTGTTTCCACATTCCAGAGCGTTCACCTTCAATTCCTGCTCCTTTTCCAGCAACTGAGATGTCTTGGCATGGAAATCCCCCAGATACAACATCAACAATTCCTTTCCAAGGCTTTCCGTCAAAGGTTTGAACATCATCCCAAATCGGGAAAGGCGGGAGAAGTCCGTCATTTTGTCTTGCGGCAAGTACGCAAGCTGGGTACTGTTCCCACTCAACGGCACAGACTGTTCGCCATCCAAGTAGTTTTCCCCCAAGTATTCCGCCACCAGCACCTGCGAATAGAGCCAACTCATTCATTTTCCTAATCTCTTTTTAATTAACATTTTTATCTCCGCTTCGGTTTTGGGGTATTGTTGTATTAACTTAACCACCGCATCCCAGCCACGCTTCTTTGCTACAGCAATATACCAATCTACAAGGTACATTTGCTTTACTGCTTTAGGTCTTTGCTTGATTCCTTGAATCATTCCTGCAAATGGGTCAAATTTCAAATGTCCACCTTATTTTGTCAGCTTTGCTTTGTAATGCGTTTCGTTTGCGTTTTTCATTTGACCATTCTTGAAATTTGCTAACTGTGTCTAATTTCCAGTTTGCCGCTTTATATATTGTGCCTGTATGAACTTCAGTATCTTGGTAAGAAACCAGCTTTGTAACATCAGGAAAGCGTTTTTTAATATCTTTTACCATTTTAGAAATCATCCAAGTGGCTGTAAATTTAGGGGCATCAGGGGCAACAGCCAACCGCCTTAATTTGAGCCAAACTTGGTCTTTAGCCATACGGTTACCAGCAACGGGATCAGTCCACATAGCTACGGCAAAACAATGGTCTTGGTACTCTGCCCCATAAAATACTTTGTGAGCGTTTCTAACCATGTTGGAATGGCTTGTAACAGGTAAACGGCTATGCCAATTCATGTTTTTATCCATTGCATAATTTACGCCAACTTCACGCAAATTCATTGTGGTAGGAGATATAGGAACAATACGCTCCTGCATAAATAAATCTATCACGCTTCAACTTGCTTTATCTTCTGACTAATCCTAGACCGCCATGCCGCCCATGCTTCACCAGCGTAAGCAGGGCAATTAACTTCTTGTGCTTTTCTAGCAGTAAGTTCTTCGCTGGAATACCACGGTAATTCAGGCTTTTTAAGTGGTTCAATGTCAAGTTCGTCATCATAACGCCCAGCCCGTAACCAACTGGCAGGGTATGGAATAAAGTCTTTAGCGGTTTCTTTTATCTTCCAGTATTTCAAATGGTTTGGCAGGGCTTCTAAGGCTTTTTCCTGCTCATCGGTAGTCATAGACTTCCAAGCCTTTTCAGCGTCTTTACGAGCCATTTTACGGGGATACAGAGCATAGAAATCATTGAATGTCATTTAACTGTTTCCGTAGTGCCGCACATTCATCTTCAAGCATTTGTGTGTGGTTAGACTTTTCAGTATCGGCAAACTTTAATATTGGCTTGTCTAATGCCTGTTTAGCCATTTCAATATATCTGTCTACCTCAAGTCTATCTTCCCCACCAATGGCCGCATTGCTATGACCAATTGGCTTTCCCATGTTGTCGTAATACACTTCACGAATTTCAAAGTAATCCTCGTATGAATTACTCATATTAACTAAGCGTAGATTCCAAGTCATCATTTCACCCAATAAAAGATTAAAGCCATAACAAACATAACCATGCCCAATATGGCAAAGATTCCAACAGAGAAAATCAACATCAAATTTTCTATCATGTTGAAAGTATATGTT